ACCTTCGGAAACTTATATCATGGACCCGTGGGCCGTCAGCATGGCAAGAGTTAATCAGGATGGAAGCAGAAATCCGAAAGCAAAGACAGCAAATGGTTTACGCTCAACAGGAGCGGCGTAGGAAGGTGATGGAAATTGTAGCCGCAGTCATCTTAATCGCATTGGCATCAGCCGTGGTCATAGGAATGCTCTATTTGGGCATCAAGCATAGACAAGGACTGTAGCAATGACAAAAAAGTTTCAAGACCAAACGGCCTACGCAGAATACGACATAGATGGGGATGGTGTGATTACAGACGAAGAATTGGCTCTAGCCAAAGAGATACAGAAAGAAAAAGCCGAACTTCGCAAGTTACTGGCTCAAAGGCGGATGGCGACATATAGCCTTGTATCAATGGGGGCCTTCACGGTAGCGATGTTTTTTATCCCTGTGGAAAGAGTTGAAGCCCTGTCTGATATATCAAACCTTTTCTATATATCAGGGGCGGGTATTGTCGGGGCTTATATGGGAACGACTGCTTGGATGAGCAGAAAGTAGTGATTACAGTCTTCGTTCTGATGCTTTACATAGGCGACAATCTTGAGAGCAATAAAATGATTTTTCGCTCAGTGAAAACTTGTAACTGGTATGCTTCTGAACTGGTGAAGCGTTACGGTAATTACCGTCATTATGACCGTGTGCCTTCCGACAAAAAAGCGACAGCATACTGCATCCCAAGAGAAGTAGACCCTTCAAAAACGAGAATCTATGACCATTAAAAAAGGGGGCTGTAACCCCCTCTTTGTTAGTATTTATACTTAGGCTCTACCCAGACCTTTTTCCCACTCTTGTATTTTCGGTAATGTGGTTTGATTGGTTTCCGCTGTTTCATATTTGACTGTTGAGTCTGCGGAACAAATAGTGATTTAATCCAGTTAAGCATCTGCTTTCTCCTTCTTAGTCATTTCAAAAACTTCACGGATGCACTTCTGTTCACCCGTCTGGGAATTGGTAAGCATTTCTGTTTCGCCACATGGCTTACAGAACTCTAGCCAATCTTCGCCTATAATTAGGATGTTGGTTCCCCCTTGGGGTCTGCGGGTGTCGCAAAAACTACAATGGTCAGCCATTTTGATTTCCTCGTGGTAGTTTGTTGGTCTTTGTGGTCATTGGTTAGATGATAGCCGCCCTGTTTATATTTGTAAACCCATGCGGCAAAAAAACTAAATTACAAAAATAATCTTGGCGAGATTTCTTTTTGGGGTATAGTTGCAAAACCACAAGGCAGACCAACCAAGGAGGCAAGAATGAGTTTTGATGCAATGGCGTGGGCGGCAAAAAGGCCCTGCAAAACCAGTTTGAATAAATTAGTCTTACTGATGTTGGCAAACTACGCTGACGAAAATTACTCCACCTACCCATCTTATAAACACCTCGCCAAACTTTGCGAATGCAATGAACGCTCAGTGATGCGGGCGGTAAAGTCCTTAGAAGAAGATGGGGCAATCCAGATACAAAGCAGATACACAAATGACGGGAAGCAAACTAGCAACCTGTTTATCCTGCAAATGGATAGGGGTGACAAATTCGACACCGTGGGGGTGACAAAACCTACACCCGATACAGTCAGAGATATACAAAATAATAATAAACAAGAGGGGGGTGACAATCACGACAAACCAAAAGCACGACAGAAATATCCACCTGACTTTGAAGAATGGTGGAATGTATATCCACGCAACGATGGCTCCAAGAAAAAAGCCTTCGATGTTTGGAAACGGGCCACAGACAGAGAGATAGATATCCGTGACCTATTCCTTGCTACGGCTAGATTTAAGCAATCATGTCATGGTAAGGATAAGAAGTTTATCCCACACGCGACCACTTGGTTGAACCAAGGCAGGTGGGAAACTGTAGAACAGGCGCAAGCCATAACCACGAACCGCAACTCATTAGCAGGATAAAACTATGGAAGCATTACTAGAACATGGAATAAGCCTTCGCGAATATAGCGTAGGTGACAAAAAAACGACTTGCCCACAGTGCAGTCATAACCGCAAGAACAAAAGAGACCAGTGCCTATCAGTTACGCTAGAACCTGATGGTGGCGCAGTATGGAAGTGCCATCACTGTGAATGGTCTGGTGCTGTGGCGGGGGAATCATTTAAGCGCGATGTGGCGCGAACCCAAGAATTGAACAGGGCCAACATTCAGAAAGTATTTAAGAAGCCAGAGCCACCCAAGGAGCAGAATGTATCTGAGGGGGTGCTGAAATGGTTTGAGAAGCGCAAGATTACTGAGCGCACCGTCTTAGCCTACGGTTGCTTTAGGGCGGAGAAATCGTTTGGACAGGCCCCAGAGCCGTGCATAGCCTTCCCATACTTTGAAGATGGCGCATTGGTTAATATCAAATACAGGACACAGGACAAAAGGTTCCGACAGGAAGGTGGGACCAAGAGAACACTGTTCGGTATTGATAAGGTAAAGAGCCATTGGGAAGGAACTGGCGAAAAGACAGTCGTTTTTGTTGAAGGTGAAATGGATGTGTTGGCCCTCTGGGAGTCAGGCATTAACTATGCGACTACCCTTCCAGATGGCGCACCGAAGCAGGCAAAGTTTGACCCAAATGATAAACGCTTTGAGGCCCTGCAAAATTGCGAATGGTTGGATGAGGCGGAGAAGGTCATTGTTGCAACCGATGGGGATGAAGCGGGTCAGGCCCTAGCCCTTGAACTTATACACAGGTTTGGCAAGGACAGGTGTTGGACAGTCAAGTGGCCTACGATGCACGATGTTATATGCAAGGATGCTAATGAAACATTGATTGCTCATGGGCCAGAGGTGGTTGGTGAGTGTATTGACCAAGCTACCCCGCATCCTATTGATGGCCTTTACACAGTGGCGGATTACAAGAGCGAGGTTCTTAACATCTACCACGGCAATATTCAGAAGCCCGTAAGCACAGGGTTCGCCAATCTGGATGAAATTTACAAGGTGATGCCATCAACATTCTGTTTGGTTACGGGTATCCCTAACCACGGTAAGTCAAACTTTATTGACCAGTTGGCGGTCAACCTGATGGTGAAGCACGCTTGGAAGTTTGCGATATTCTCCCCAGAACATTCCAGTGCCAACCATATCCGAAGGTTTGCTGAGAAGGTGATTAAGAAGCCGTTTGATGTTGGGCCAAATCCAAGGATGTCTGAGGATGATGTGAAAGACGCGATGGATTTCCTAGATAACAGGATTCATTTTATTGAAACCAATGATAGCGTCCCCACCATTGATTGGCTCTTGAGCAAGGCCAGAGCCGCTTGTCTAAGGCATGGCGTTAAGGGGATTATCATCGACCCCTACAACGAGATTGATGCAAGCCGAGACGGGAATAAACGAGAGGATGAACACATTCGAGACCTCATTAGTCAATGCAAGAGTTTTTGCCGTAAGCACGATATTGTCATGTGGATGGTGGCACACCCCGCCAAGATGCAAAGGCAGGGTGACGGCTCTTATCCGCCGCCCTCGCTATATGATGTGAGTGGCTCTGCCCACTGGAACAATATGTGTGATGTTGGCATCGTGGTTCACCGTGATTTTGAGAACAATGAAACCAGAGTGATTACCAGAAAGATTCGTGAGCAAGGTCTTTATGGTTCGATTGGTGAGGTGTTCTTCCGATACAACCTAATGACCCATTCATATGAGCCTTCAATTGAGACGCAAAGTGGGAGCCAATCATATAGAAGTTATGGCGATGCCCCTACTCATTGGATGGATAATGACTAGACAGGGTTAATAAGTCCGACTAAAATGGGGGTGCTTCCAAAGAAATTTGGTTGCCTTCGTGGTAACGGGGGGAGGGGTTTGGTCGCCCTTCCCCCCATCTTTCTTTCAGAGTTGGTGTAGCATATTGGTAATGCACTCTTGAGTAATATCGCAGTTGCCAGAGAGAAGGTCGTTCAATCCGACCCATCAACACCATTATTGCTTCTCTAATCTAAACCGCTTCGGGTGATGCCCAACCCCAGACTTATTCGCATGGCTATGGCGGAGTGCCTCTACTAGGTAGTGGTCTGGTATGCCGAAGTCCTTATACCCTTCCGCAATGCTCTGGTAGTAACCCTCAGATGGTGGGCTTATGTCTTGGCGGTTCATCACATACGCCATCAGAGTGCTTGGCTCTTGACCTTCTTCTGGTGTCCACTTCCAGTATTGCTTTCGGTAAAGGGTCGGATAGCCTTCGTATCTATCAAGGGCCTTCTCGCAATCTGGGGTAATCAGCCAAAGGCCAACGGGGACGCTATACCCTTTCGCCTCAATAATGTCTGCCACTCCCTTAAAGACTAGGCGGTAATCTGGTAGCAGTAACTTTCCGACCTCTTGGGCCTTCGGGCATCTGTATTGCATCTGCCCTTTGTTCAAGTTGCTTCCGTATGCTAGATAGTATGTTTTCATGGTCATTTCCTTTCGTGGTTATCAGGCGGCTCGTTGTGTCGCACCAAAGTGCGCTACCCGTGCCATCAAGTAATCTTTGGTCTCTGCGTCAACGCCCTCAAACAGCGTGTCAGCCACTTGCACATCACCCACTGCGTTCTGGTAGTAGGTAACGAACTCTGGGGTCATGGTGCGTCTTGCATTGCGTGTCAGATTGCCTGTCTCGTAGTTGCAAGCACCATCCACATAAAAGGCAAACATCTGGTCGCCTGTCAGTGTGTCGTAGGTGTTGCCGATTGGGTCAACAATCTTCCAGTTGCCCCGTCCCGCATAGGTGACTTCCCAACCCTTCTGCTCAAACAGCTCGCGCACCTCGCCAAAAGCATTACCTTGACGCTTTGCTCGTTTGTAGGTCGTAATGTCAGTGCCAGTGCGAGTGGTCTTGCTTGCTTCTACAAAGCCCATCAAAAACTTCACCCAAGCACCAATCTTTTCAAACTCTGTGCTTCCGCCGTGTTGACGAAATTCCACAGTGCCGTAGCGCGATAGGCTCTGCAAGTTTACCTTGTAATACCGTCCGCAAAGGTTAGCCATTCCACTCAGTGTTCCTGTGTGGGCCTCAACAGCGCGGAGACCGTGGCTGTTGTTCGTGGCGATGCTGGCACACCAACGACTATTGTTACCTCTGCGGCTCGGTGCCATCCAAGCGTCAATGTCAGCCTCATACTGAGCGTAACGCTTGTAGACCTCTTTAACATGGTCGGTTGTCATACCGTCCCATGACAAATGCACATGAATCCCGCAACGGCGGTCAACTCTAACCGCTCTGCCACAAACATCATTCAGCGCATTCAATACTGTTTCTAATTCGCGTAAACCCGCTTCGCCGTGTAAGACAGGGCTAACCAGTTCGCCACCGTATCCGCTACCATCGCGGTAATTGCGGTGTTCAGTAACGGTTGCGTCAGTGGTCACTTTCCAGTGTGGGCGGGTCACATGGTTATAACCCTCGCGGTGAACTTCAATGCCTGTCCCTGCTAGGAGGGTTTGCATCTCATTTGCTACTGCTTGCGTTTCCGCACCAGTAAACTCAATTTCTACTCCAAACTTGTATGTGTTTAAGTTAGTCATGGTCTTGGTCTCCTTCGTGGTAGGCAATGCCAGTTGCCCTTAACTTGTAGACCATTATAATGATTTGTTTACAGGTGTCAACACCAATAACGCAAATAATTGCATTTTTTTTATTTTTTTTTGAATGTCGCGGATTTATTGACGGTCAGAACAACTCGTCATCATCAATAAAGTCGAAAGGACGGTCTTTACTGTAGATGTAGTCCTCAAGTTGCTCGTCTGTCATTGAGTCAAAATCTGGTTCTTTCCTCTTGGGAGGAGTAGCCGTTAATCGCCTTTTAACGGGCCTAGAAGGGGGTTTAGTCCGCTTTGGGGTTGGTGACACCTTGGCAGACACAAACACCCGCTCCTGCGTTGAAAAGCGGTGTTCACACTTTTGACAAGTCCGCCGTCTGTGAATGCCGTCTTCGCGTGGGCGACTATCAAATACATCAGATTTAGGGTGTTTGCATTTGGGACACTTAATTGACATTCCACCATTCAGGTGCAGACCTGCCCTTCTGCCATTTTGCGAAATACGCTTTTTCACCTATGTAGTAATTTCGGTAGGCCATGATGTGGTCCAAATCCTTATATTCGTCAGGCATACATTGAGGTGGTGGAGTGAAAGGGCCTCTTGGTATCTTCGTTGCTTTTGGAAGCCACGGAACAATAGCCATAGATGCGTGTTTCTTGCCGAAGCGTAATTCATATTCAGAGCCAAGCCCGAATAAATGCTCTAGCGTCCACAGATAATTACCTAGTTTTTCTCCGACCCACTTGGTCATTGGATGGTTAGGGTATGCCGCTTGATACAGGGGAGGTGGTGCATCCCCATATCTATGATGAGCCGTGCAAATCATCTGCATTGTTTCAAGTAACATTTTAGGGATATGCTTATCGCATAAACTTCTAGCCGCTTCATATGGGCAATGATGGGTATGGAATATATTCATTGGTCCTTGCCTTTCTTTTCTTTCGTGGTATTATCAATTTACCCCAAATTGGGATAGCGGGCAAGAAACAAATATGCTATAATGACCAAAGAAAACCCAGAAGGAGACAAAATGGCTGACACCAGATGGGCGGCTGATAAGGTAGAGCGCAGAAGCGTTGCAGAGTTGATACCCTATGACCGTAATCCCAAAACCCACCCTGACACTCAAGTTGAACAGTTAGCCAACAGCATCCGTGAATGGGGTTGGACCATTCCAATACTCATAGATGAGGGCGGTCAGGTTATAGCAGGGCATGGGCGACTATTTGCGGCAGAGCGATTAGGTATTGAAGAAGTCCCTTGCATGGTGGCTGAAGGTTGGACCGAAGAACAAAAGCGGGCCTATGTCATCGCAGACAACAAACTGGCAGAAGGCAGTGAGTGGGACACGGGTATTTATTTCCAAGAATTGAAGGCAATTAGCGCAGAAGGTTTTGAT